AAAACGCTGCATTTGCATTTTGTGATCCTGCATCGTTGTGAATAAAAATTCCTCTCGGATTTCCACCTCTAAGTCCTGCTACTCCTCTACAAATACTCATGTTCTTCTCCTTTCTTCCGGCATTTGCACCGGCGCAAAAGAGGGCGATCACTCGCCCTCTGAATCTCCATCTTTATTTACGACCTTGTCTGCAACCTCTAAACCTTTAATCAATATAATCGGCACGTTAAATCCAGCTTCTACGAAATTTTCCAAAATCGAGCGAATCTCATTTATAAGCAAGCTGGCCAGTACGAACCATCCAAGCAATGTAGTGATCCCTAAATCTACACCGATCGCCTTACCGATCTCGATAAAGATTGCCGATGCCCCAAACGCAACCATAATCATAAGCCAGTACCCCAACTTCTTAAGGACGCCTTTCCAGCCTCTGACAGAGTTTTCTTTGTTGGCCATCTTGCTCTTCATCCACCCGGTTATCCAGTCTGCTACATTAAGTAGCAAAAAGGCTGCAAATAAGATCCAGTGCTCTCCTAATATGTAGGACAACACCGCCACAATCGCTCCTGCAATCGCATTGTATCCGTCAATAATTGCTTCTGCATAATTCATTTTCATATTCCTCACTTTCCTTTCTCGTTATGCAACTTCTTTCCAGAGACTCTCGGATCCAACTGCACCCGGTTCCCACACATTGCTGTCTACAAGAGACTCCCACGTTTTCCCTTTATGTGTTACCCTATCACCTTTTTTGTATGGGTTTGTGCTGTTTGGCTGCTCCCACGGCAATACTTTTCCGGTCGGATCTGTAAGCACCTTAGCATATAAACTTGAGGCGGTGTCCGGCGCCCAGTCCGCTTGAGATGTATGGTTTTGGAGTACCTTATATAGCGCATCTTGGTAAGTAATATACTTTCCAGTCTTGTAGGCTACTCCATCGCCGCTCCATAAATCGTACAGATCTGCTACCTTAAGAGCCTGCTCATCATCTGTAATTTTCTCTGCAGATATTTTAGCCATCGCAAAGACAGACGCATACGTTCCCGGTGCTCCACCGTTGCCACCGTTTTCCTTCAGTGCTTCTATGTCCTGCTTCGCTGTTTCCAACTTAATCCCCATGTCATCCAATCGCTCCTCTGTTGACAGACCGGCTTTATTATTTACAACTCCATAAATTCCACCCGGATATATCTCAGTATGATCGTATCCCGTGTAATTTTCCAAGGTATCTATGATCTGCCCACGTTCTGTGACGTTCATCACCTTTGTTTTTGTTGCATCCTCAAAGATTTCTTTCAGCTTTTCCGGCGCAATTCCGATTGTCAAGAATCGCACCGCACCACCGATTTTTTCATATGACTGTATCGGCATATCAGTTGCATCATTAAAAATAAGTTTCATGTTATCATTCCTTTCTAAAAGATCTGTTTTCTGACTCCGATTGGAATACGCAATAGGAAAGATGCGTTACAATTAAATACACCAAAAAGTAATTAATTATCAAGCACACTCCCACTCCGCATCGATAAAAAGATAATTATTTGTAGCTTTTGGGATGCAGAAAAACAGATTGCCGTTTGCTTTTGCTAAAGAGGTACAGGCAACTGGATTTTTATACGCTCCATCTGATGCAGTTACATTGACAGCAGTATCAATTAACGGTCGGTACTGTGACGGTATCGTAAAAGCATTGTTGTACACATTATTTGCAACAATTATAGAGGTTGTGTAGATTTCCATATTCAGATGTATTGCGTTACCAATCTTGTAAGAGTTGTTTGCTATTACTTTCCAAATCCCAGTGTTCAATCCGAGATCAGTCGGTGTGAGCGTCTTTTTATCGTGATACAACTGTAACTCCGACAAATCTTTATTTATTGTAGACATATCCAGCAGCACCTTAAATAACGGTTTCACTGCTACGATATTCAATCCACTCAGTTCCACTTCATAGAGTGGCCAGTCTGCCTTCATATCACCAGAACGTATATCTCCTTCCGTATGTAAAGGCACTGCTGGATTCACACTTGGCGTTCCTTTTATAATAACGGTCTCTGTTGTTTCTATCTTAGTATCCGGATTCTTCGTATATCTTTCTACGATAAGATCGATTCGTTTCATCCCTTGTGTTCCATTTTCGATCGCAACTTCGTCTGACCGACCTTTAGGGATTACCACTTGTCTTCCCTGCATTATTCCACAGCCGTCATGAATTTTTAACAAATTATTCGATATCAATTCAGTTTCGAATTTTCTCCCTGTCCCCATAACATAAGAATCTGCGCCGGAAAACCCCCGATTCAAATCCGCCCAATTTTCAGGCGTAATATGCGCTTTCCCGCCATATCCTGTTACCAATTCCATAATCAATCATCTCCTTTTAACTTGTATTCAACCTTCATTCGTTCACCTCTGATTACTAAGATCTTACGTACAACTGGCTTTTGCACCAAAATCCCCGTTATATAATCTCTTCCAGATACGATATCACCGATTTCTAGGTCAGCATCCTCTATCCGCATTTCAAATTCCTTATAATTCGCTAAACTTTGTAATCGCTTTGTACCATCTTTTCTAAGCTGTTCTATATCAGATTGGGATGTATATGAGTATAGCGCTGTGCGCTCATGGATGCCTTTGTAGTACTGCTTTTCCCCAACACTCCCATCTTCTTGTACATACAGATGCAGGATCGTTCTGTCAGTTCCCTCTCCTGTTCCGGCACAGATCAGATGGTTGATTCCCCGCCTGTAATCTCTAGTAATAAAATTAATCCGATTGTCTTGGTTATATTCTTTTTTCAACATCTTTGCAGGAACAGCCTGTAGTTCCACCCATCCAGGTATTCCCGGTTCTCCCCGTTTATGCCGGATGTCCAACCGATATCCCACGCTTGCCAAAAGATCTTCAATCCCGTTTAAAAGAGTGCAGTAACGATCAAACTGGAAGTTCTGTATAATCACACCGGTATCAACCTGAGGAACTAAAAAAAGACCGTCAAATCGACCGTCTATCAGATTTCTCAATATGCTGTTTAGTTCACCGGAAACTGTAAGGTAATCTTTTCCAGATGGCGGCTCAATAATTTTCTTTCCAATCATTCCTCGCCAAGTGTCCCCCGTCATTTTGATGGCATTCTGTTTCGTTATTGTCTTCATATCTCCGATAATTCCGCCGTATTCTGTATCCGGAATGTAGATCATGTACCCGTAATTTAACTTCTTCTTATCCCAAAAATTCAGATTTATATCACATTCAAAATCATTCGTATCTCCCAGTTCCAGATCCACCGCAATGCACCGATCCAGATTCTCAAGTTCTTTCCCTACAGCATCTGCAACTATCATCTTTTCTGTGCACATTTTGGTTCACTCCTTTCAATAAACAACAACAAATCAAAACCGAAACTTCCATCCCAACTTACAAGATTATATCTCGGCTGTATTTTTTCAAACGGAGAATTCGGACTGGTCACTCGATTATCGAACTCATTCACTTTCGTCCCATTTGTTCGTACACGGAAGACCGTTCCTTCCCTGGAATCAATCAGAAGATATTCCCCTCCGTCCAGCTTTGTCCTTACTTCATATAGATTATCCCCTATTACAATTCTCGGATTCAAGCACGGTCCGTATATCGTTAAAAGAAAATCGCACGCGGCGTAATGCTCTATAGTAATGCTGCCAGTTCCCTTCTCATCTCCCATGAGGTCAAACGGTGTATCAAATGGGAAATCCAAATATCCCACGCCTTTTCCTTCAACGCCTTTTTTGAATTCGTATTTTTTATCCGTAATCCAAAACGGATGATCCGTCACAACGGTAAGATTTTTAACCTGTATCGGAACACCCATAAACGCATCAGTTTTTATATCACCGGATATATAGCAGGACAAATACTGATCTCCAATATACAGCCGCCCGGGGGTGTGATCTATGATGTCTTTTACAACGATGCTGTGGAAATTATTCAGGATGTCCGCAAATTCCTCATCTGAATCCGCGGTCACAGTAACCGTAATGGGATATGTTGCCATTTCTCTTGTAAATGACGTTATTTTCCCATTATCTGTATCTGCATCCCATGAATAGTTGAATAACTCTTGATATTTCAAAATCACATTTTCAGAGTCAAGGAGAATCTTTTCATTTAAATGATTAATGTAATACATATCCATGCTAAAGAATTCCCCTTTCTCGCAAATGCTCATCTATAATTCTACCAAGTTCCCTGCTACCCACTGATAAAGTAAGTTCCCTGACCGCAGATTTCATACACTTTTCCATCTTATTGTAATCAATCCCCGGATCGTTACTATACGCCTTGTTCTCCTCCGCTGTCAGGACACGCTCTCCTTTGTGTAACACTGCCTGATATCCGTCGTAGGGTACGTTATCAAGTCCGTTGTAGTGAGAATATCCCTGCGCTGCTGAAATCGCAGCGTTAATACCGCTTGTTATTGCGTTCGTTGCTAATGTGATCGACAGTGTCCTCGCTCTCGTGGCGTTGTTCGCCTCCTCATCAATCGCCCGTAAATCTGCGATTGTTCCGTCTTTATTAACCTTTACCTCACAAGGTGTTCCGTTTAAAATCGCAATTCCTTCCCGCGTGCCGTCTGCAGACTTTTTAATGTCCGACAAGGAGCTCACAACATCCCCATTCGCATTGACGAGTTCACCGTTCTTCTCTTTCAGTCCATCTAAGGATGTTCCCAGCATCTCAAAAGACCCTTTTCCGTTCAGCGCCATTTCCACCGTCGCGCCTTGGATTTCCTTGGAATATCCGACGAGTGTTGAAGACGCTTCGTGGTAGAGACCGACGATCTTCCCTGTTGCCTGATCATAATTGACCACGATATCTTCATTCGTGCCTTTTTCCATGTTATATAGGGTATAACATCCTGACTCTGTAATTTGCTCTAACCCCGCATACCTTTCCTGTACCTTTTGCAGATATTCAGCATTCCTTTCCTCCTCTCCTGTGAGGATCTGACCATTCAAGTCGCTGATTCCATCCAGTAATTTCGGGTTATATTCTTCGATAATGCTGAGGTATTCATCGTAAAGGTCACGCTGTTCTGTAATCTTTTTCTGCTTGTCCTGCTCTAAATTTGCGATCTGTTCTTCATAATACGCCCGATCTTCTTCCTTGCATGTGCTAAGTTTACTTTGCAGCAACTGAATTTCTGTATCGTAAGCTGCTTGTATCTGTACGATCTCATCATCTCGGATCTTCGCTTTCTCTTGTAAAAGTTCCGATGCACTTTCCAGATCCATCGTTCGCACTCGAGCAGCAAACTCATTTTTTGCATAAAGAATCTCCTGCTCTGTTCCTCCCAGGGCTTCCAGTTCAATCTGACGTATCTGTTCATTATAATTTTGGATGTCTGCGATTTCCTGCTCATTCAACTGTCGTTTTTCATTCGCTGCATTTTGCTGGATCGCAAGAATTTCATCTTGTAACGTCTGTACTTCACTGATCTGCGCATCACTTGATTGCGACAACAGTTCCAGTACTTTCTGTTCGCTTTCATCAATCACCTGATCATCTGCGATGAACAGATCTTTCAGTCCGCTTTGTGCCTCCTCTTTTCTGCTTTCGATCGTCGAGATCACTTCGCTACACATGTCATTGACCCGTTTCGTAAACCCATCGGTTTCCTCCTGTGTCATGATTCCGTCAAATCCGATCTCGTGCAAGTACACGCTGAATTCTTGTACCTTTTTCGTAGATTCTTCCACGGCTTCCTGAAATTCAGGGCTTAACTCATCGCTGAATTCCTTATGAACATACCCCATTTCTTCCAGTTCATCTTTCGTGTACCTTGTAACTCCCTGCAGATCTGCCAGTGCTTCTTCCAGCCATGACATTTCCTCTCTCGATTTAAGGACTGTGGAATTGAGCACATCGCTTTGCTCATGAAGAGCATATACTCCGGCGCCAACCGCTGCTAAACCTGCCGCAAGGGGTGCACATGTTCCCAAAACACCTGTAAAGCTTTTTGCAAGCACAGATCCTCCTATGCCTGCCGCCTCTTGTGCGTCACCGAAAGCGCTAAGTGCTTTTGTGACTGCTCCTATTCCTGTCTTTAACTTAGTATAGGTTTGAATCCCACCGCCGATTAGTTTTAACGCCGGACCTGCTGCCGCAAGAGTGATTCCCCACTGCACCACATTCTCTTTCTGCTCATCTGTTAATTCGGAAAATGCTTCTGCCGCATCCCCTAATATATCAGACGCTTTCTCGATTACCGGAACAAACGCTGCACCAAAATGTACTCCTTCGTTCCGAAGTTCATTCAATGCGCCTTTTAACTGTTCTGCCGGAGTCGCATCTATTTTTTCAAACGCCTTTTGTGTCGCCCCTGCGCTTGTCTCCATTCCCCGCAGCATTTCGTTGTATTCTTCGCCGCTGTTTTTATACAGCACCAACGCCGCCGATCCTGCTTCCACCGAGCCGAACATATCTTTCAAAGTCTTATCGTTCTTTTGCGCCTCTGCATTTAACAGACTCAAAATCTCTGTTGTAGACGTCCCCTCTTTTTTCAGATCTGCAAAACCTTTTCCGGTCAGCTCCCGTAGCGTTATGTCCGCAATACTTCCGCTTTTTGACAACTCTGACAACATTGCTTTTAAATACGTTCCAGATTCCGCTGTTGCCACACCGTTTTTCGTAAGCTGTGCATAAGATGCACTCAATTCCTCAATGCTGAAATTCGACGCATTTGCAACCGGGATCACTGTTCCCATGCTTGACGCCAGTTCGTCCACCGTTGTTTTACCCAAATTCTGCGTTGTGATCAATAAATCGGATACTCTCGTGGCGTCACTCGCTTGCAATCCATACGCGTTAATTGCCGTCGTGAGGACGTCTACTGCTTTCGCCCCGTCTGTAAAACCGCCTTTTGCAAGTTTCATCGCATCCGTCGTGAACTGGATCGCTTCTTTTTGATCCACCCCGGCAGAAATAGAAGAGTAAACGGCTTCTGAAAATTCATCCACCGCCACCTTCGTTTCGCTACTTGCATCAAGAAGCTCATTTTTGTACTGTGCAAAATCTACGACATTTGAATCCAGAAGTGTACTTACTTTTACAAAGCTGCTCTCAAAATCAACCGCCATTTTTGTCGTTGCAGCGCCTACGCCCACGATCGGAAGTGTCAAGCCTTTCGTCAACAGATCACCTGCTTTAGAAAAATTTTTTCCGACTTTCGCCGTCGTTTCCATCACCTTACTGATCCGCTTTGCTTCGCTTGTGCCGATCGCAGACGCTTTCTCCATGTCGTTTTTAAAATTTTCAATATCGACTTTAATCTCTGTTAAAAGAGGGGCTAATTTTATGCTTCCTGCCATTTCTGTCTCCCTCCCGTAAATTTATGGATCGCATCCTCATCCGCTTCCGTCTGCTGCAATCTCCACAAATTTTTCAAAATTTCTCTTCCGTCTTTAGAAGATTGATAGCTTGCAATCCAACTTTCCCGATTTAGGAGCAAGAAAAAAGAATAAGGCAACTCCAAGACCTCACGGAAATTCAGTCCTGTATACTGACTTATTCTTTTTATAATTCCTGTTTTTAGGTTGTATGCTCTTTCCCAGTTCTCTGTCGGGAAATACTTTTCGCAGATTGCTTTTCCGATTTCTCCTTCCGGAACTGGGATTCGGAGTTTGGGTCTGTATCTGCTTTCAGCCGCAGCGCTGATACTTCCGCAATCAAACGGATAACTGCTTCTAGCGGGAGTTTTTTTATCTCATCCGCCGTAAACTCCCTGCCCTGCCTGTTATGATTTATCAGGAGCAAGCATGCATCGATCCGTTTTTCATATACATTGTCTTCGGACATATCCGCCTCTAACTGATCCATTTCTAAAATCATTCCGACTGTCGGCTCGAATACATCATATTCTTTCCCAAACAGCTTTATTTTCACGGAATTGTTCATGTATTGATCTAAATCTAACACCTTATTGCGCCCTCCTATGCCGCGACAATCGCCGCCGCTTCTTCTTCCGTAAGTTCTTCTTCAAAACTTGCAAGGAAACCTTTTACTTTCTTGATCGCTGTTAATTCTGCATCGATCGTTACTTCTTTGTTCTCCCACGCGATTGCAAATCCCGATCCGCCCTGGCCGATCATCGTAAAACGAATCTTTTTCCCGTTCTCCTTTGTGTGTACTGCCCTAAGCAAAACTGTTTTTAATGCCTTTCCATCCCCGGTAAAAATCAGATCTTTTTTCTTTCCTGCCTTATCTTCCGTGTAGACTCCGGTGGATAAGAGAGACATATTCGCAAGATTCCACGATAAAACTCCCGTCTTTGCCGAGATCGCCTCTTCTGTGATCGCAGACTTTACAATCTGTCCATACTGATTTTTCACATCGTATTTTGTCGGCTTATAATTTACGGTAAACCCAGAAGAGCAATGCCCGACATCATGTTCTTCTGTTTCAATGGTCGCGTGTTCCGGGATCTCTGTTCCGGTAAATTCATACATATACACATCACACGCTCCGATTAAAATTTCGTCATTGTTTTTCATTACGTTTCCTCCAATCAATGATAAAATACAGGGTATCTTCAAACATTTGACACCCATCATTAAATATTGTTCCTCCACCTGCTATACCAGAATGAAAACGGATATTCCCGGTTGTAATATAAGGATCATCTTCTTCCATATCGAGCAGATCTTTCAATTTCACTTCTGTATCTTTGCAAGTATCATAATCCCGGTGCATGATCTTTAACTCAAGCTGACTCTGCTTTACATGTCCGCCGGATATCGGGGTAAATGTATAAACTACACTTACATCGTCTAACACTGTTGTAAATACCGGATATAATTTGCCCAACAGTTTCGGGATCTCCGTTTCGATATAGTTTTTAATGCTAATCTCCATATCAACCTCCGAGTATTTTCTCAATCTGTGCCGCATTGTAGATAATGGCGTATGACAAAAACGGTTTTGGTCTCTGTCCTACCGTAAAATGCATCCCTTTGTATTTTCCTGCTTTCACTTCATACACCCACGGCGTCTTTCTTCCGTCTCCGTTTACAGCGTAAATACCTGTGCCGTTGTGCACATAGGGGGCATATTCCAAATTACTCCCAATCCTGCCGATAATTTCGCTTGCCGTGATTTCCGTCTCACTTGTAATCGACGCCCTAAGATGACCTTGATCGACCGGACAAAGCTGGCGCGCCTCACCTTCCACTACAAGACACGCCTGCGACACTTTCTTCTCCATGTCCAAAGTAATCTTTGCCGTTGCATCCCGGATACTTTGAACAAAATCGTCATTATCTGCCATCACTCCACCACCTTCAACAGAAGATTCGTCATGCGTCCCTGCGGATTACAATCTATAATTCGATAGACAACGTCGTCTTTTACAAGGCGGTATCCCTCTGCTTTGATACTTTTACAGCGCGTCAGCCCTATATGTGTCGATTCCAAATAGGTCGCAGATGCAGCCACCTTCATATCATTTTTCTTGTAAACGGCAGCTTTTACCCCGCCCATGTCAATCCATTTCTGTTTTTCTGCCCCGGATGGAGTTCTGACAGTTTCTTCTTTCTGCAGCCGATACGATTTCATATCTCTGTTAATTGACATATCTATCACCTCGGTAATCTTCTATATCTTCTGATCGTTCGCTTTACCTGATCCGGCAAAGCATCCATATATGTCGTACTTCCGCCGAAGCTTTGGGATTCGCTTGCAATTCCCTCAACTCCGTCTTTGTTAAAACGGATCAGCGTCAGTTCTTTTACAGCCGGAATTACCCCTTCCGGCAGTGACTCTTCATCCTCATAATTTAAGTAACTCCGCATGTCGATGATGCTGTCGTGGATCATGTCTTCCAAAAGCTCCCAGTCTTGTTCAGACATTCCCGGACGCTTCAACAATTCCTTTAAAATCTTTTTTTCCATTCTTCATCACCTCAAAAAGAGAGGGATTACTCCCCCTCTAGGCTGATACCTCTTTTGTGTTTACCGGACTCTTTGTATCGTTTGTGATCTTGACGTTGATCGGATCTGCATCTGCCGCTGTTCCGACTTCAAAATATAATGCTGCACTTGCATCGTCACGGAGTACTTTATCGCCGTACACACAAAGTCCACGGATTCCGTCTGCAAATTTATTCTGCAGACGCATCGCTTCTACTTCATTGATCTGTTTCGCCGCACCGATCGCGGATTTATGGTTTGCAATAATGACGTTTGCCGGAAGTTCCTCGGAACACATCACCTGCATGCCGTTGATTGTCTGACCTTCTACCACTCCATTTTCCAACACTTTCGGGTTTGCCGTGAAGCGCTTATCTTTGGACAGTAATCCGAGATAGTCCGCATTTACCGTCACGAAACGGTTGACTTTCGGAACTTTCTTCTTGGAGAGCATCGTTCCAAGATCTACGATGTAATCATATGCGCTTGCCGCAGTTACTTTCTTCTTCGCAGAGGAACTTCCGATCAGAAGTTTTGTCCCTGCCAACAGCGCCGCGAAAAAGTCTTTGTCGTACGTCTCTGCAAGAACCGCCGCATGTTCTTTCGTTGTCGCCGACAAAAGATCTGCTTTTAACTGCACCTTATCCACATCATCCAGCGCAAACGCAAAATATTTCTTCTTGTCAAATACCATTTCTACCGGAGTCGTGTCGATATCATCCCAGTCCACACTTCCCGAGTAATCTTTCAGTGTTCCCCCTGCAACCCGGTTAAAAATAACTTTCTGCCCTTTAATTTCTGTCGGTTTTGTTGCCAATACGTCCGCAATCGATACGGAATGGAAGTTCGCGAGAAGCGCTCCCTCCCAAAGGGTAGGTTTAAAATTATCTGCTGCCATATTCTTTCATCCTCTCTCTTTCTTATTCTTTCGCCATCGCCGCAAACTGTACCGCCACTTCTTCGGCTGTCATGCTGTCGGCGTTTTGCACAAGTGTATCAAATGCCGTTACCCCTGAACCACCTCCGTCAGGGTTTGCCGGATTTCTTCCCGACAAAACAGGATTAAACAGATCCTTATAGCTTTCCTTCAAGCCTTTCATCTGCTCGTCCAGTCCTGAAACTGTTCCATCATCCGAAACGATCAGTTTTTCACGGTCAATTTTCCCTGCCAGCAATTCCGCGTGTTTCGCATTGTTATCCGCAAGCGCCTTATTGATTGCCGCATCGATCTTCATGCCTTTAATCTCTTTCTCATGGTCAGCTTTTAACTGCTTGATTGTCCCTTCGTGCGTTTTGATCGTCTTCTGAAGCTCCTCGTTATCGGCATTGTTCTTTTTCAGATCCCCGATTGTCTTATTTGCAGTCTCAAGCTCCTTTACCTTTCCGTTATACTGCTCTTTCGGAATGATATGCTTTGGTGCTTCCTCATTCACCTTTTTCATGGTAGCCTCTACATCCAGCTTCCCATCTGCCCCATAAACCGCATTTGATAAAATTTTCTGTAACCACTCCATTTTTCTTTACCTCCATAGATTTTTATACCGGCTCTCCCGGTACTGGGATGTACCGTTGTTCTTTATACCCTGCAACCTATAAAAAAGGGTAGAAAAATAGCACCCTTACGGATGCTTCGTGTGCTCTGTAACCCGGAGCTGGGAGATATTCAGGATCACCTTATCCTTTCTTTACAACCGCCTTTTTCGCAGGCTTTGCTTTTACCAACGCCATTTTTGCGTCGTTACTTGCCGTAGACAACTCTTTGAACCGCTCATCTGTCAGTTCCAGTTCATCTCCAACTGTGACTTTCCTCTTCAGCTGCTTGTCATAATAACTTTTAACGCATACTGCTTTCTGAATATAAGAAGACCACCAATCGTATTCGACCGGTGGTATCTAATCTACAAATTCTGTTAATGGTTTCTTGATTCTGATTGCTTTTTTAATATCTCTTACATACTCATCGTACTCATCGGCTTCATATTCAAGCTCCATATGCCCGAATGGATACCCACCGAACAACTTATAGTACTCTTCATTCAATTTTTTCAATTCCTCTGTTGTCTTTCCATACCACATTATTTTATCAACCTTTCAATCCTTCCACTCACCTCATCGTATGAATTCGGAAATAATGATTTAAACATATCCAAAACCTCTGGATTTCCCCCGTACAAAGCACGCCCAAATTGTGCGAAACTTTCTGCTTCTACTCTTCCAGTCTTTTTCCAATATTCTTTATCGTGCCAATATCCAAGATTTATTTCCCCGCTAGACATTCCGTTTAAAATATCCGAAATGCCTCGATACTCTTCCTTCAACGCCAATTTCTCGGTATCTTTCCTGAATGCTTTTGGATACCTTGAGTATAACATTTCTTCAATGGATTTTCCATAACCTTTCGCAAGGTTCTGCAGCTTATTGTAATCAGATATAACAGATTTACTTAACAATCCATTTTCAATTAACCCATAAGCATCATCTATTTCATGGAATAGTTCATGCGCTAATGTATCAACCTTTGCATTTTTCGCTAGATACACTGTCTTTTCACTAGCCGAATATTTAGACTTTCTTCCTTTTGCCCTTTTTATAGTAGTCCTTTCCAACGATTGGGTTAATAATGTTCTTACACGAATATCATTTATATTTTTAACTTTCTGTTCAAACATCTTTCTCTGTTTTGATATCCCAGTAATACGCTCTACTATTTTCTGTCCGATATCCGATTCTAACTCGTCAGGATGATTTTTCTCATATGCCGCAATCAATTTCTCATCCGTAACCGGAATGATCGTACACCGGCAATTCGCATGCAGCGGAACGTGAACACACTCCTCGATCGGATAGACCTTTTCGTGATATCCACCGCAGATATCGCAGGTTCTTTCATCTTTTGCTGCTAAAATCTGCACATACTTAACATCTGCGTCTTTATAACGCTGCAAGGTCGCATCGTTCAAATAATGCATCGTTTCCGTTCGGACAAGCCTGTGGCATTCATTAAATCCCTGCCCCATACGGTTATGAAGCATGATCGCGATTTCAACCGCCGTTTTTCCCTGCTGCAATCCAGTAAGCAGGATATCATTCAGACTAACTGCCAATTTCTTTTGATTCTTCCAGAGTCTTCCCGAAAAGTTATCCCCTCGCCACGGTGTTTCCATCAGCTTCTCCATCAGTTTCTTATTCGGCATTGAAAAATCAAGATCTCCCATGCCTGCCGCGGTATCCGCATACACTTTTTTGAATCCATCCTGCATGTTTTTCTTTGCAAATGCTTCCGTTGAATGTCCAAGATCCTCTATGATCTTTTCAAACTTTCCGTTCAATTCTGTGAGACGGTTCTGTTTATGCATATCAGAAAGAGAAAGAACCCCATCCTTGCTGTACTTCTCTGCCAGCCGATAGAGTTCATCTTTTACGCTTTCGCTCGCATCGATATAAAACTCCAACAGTTCCCGGTTCTTTTCTTCCAGTGAGTTGTAAGTTTTCCACGTTTCCGACGCAAGTCTCTTTTCCCAGTATTCGCTATTCTTCTCCATTTCCTTCATCCTTTACAATCGGCGCTTGATCCCACGACGGACTATATGCTTCCTTTTGCCTTTTCAACGCTTCCAGTTCTTCTTCCACATCAGACACAAAAGGATGGTGCGCGATCAGTGTTTCATCTGATACGATTCCTTGGGAATTGCTGCAATTTTGAATCTGCTCCGCCTCGTTTATCGCCATATCTCTGTTAAAGACCAACTCTACATCAATCTTTTCGTAATCTCCCTGTCCGGAAATCTGCAAATACAGATCCACAAAATACAATAGCATTTCAAACCCTCTGCTGAACTCCGTTTCCATAAGGTTGCATTTAAGGTCAAGACTGCTGTACATGAATTTCAAAGCCACGCCAGACGGCGCTGATCCGAATTTGTCCAAGTCTTTATTTACCGATTGCCCACTCTCTACAATATCGCGGTTTAACTGCTCGTAGTGCTCTCGCAATGCAGTAATATCCATTTGTGGCGTAAGCGTATCGACGCCTCCATCTTCTGCGTCGTCGATCAAAATTGCTCTGTCTTCATTGAGCTGTTTTATAAAATCTGATAGATTTTGACCTCCATACCCCTTTAAGACAAATATCAGGTTTTTGACCTCATCCATATAGTTCGCCGCTTCACTGCGCCCTAAATCATAGCCATCAATTAAGCTCTTTACAAATTTGACGTCCGGCATTTCGATCTGATTGTTTTTAAACGGAATGAATGGCACCTTCCCCCACGTTTTCCACTCCTCTACACTTTTATAATGCGCTACGGGTCCGCCTGCATCCATACTTTTATCATTGTCGTAGACGAGCATTTGTCCTTCTAAACGGTAATATTTTACGCCGTCCTTTGTCCAAATTTCTACATTCGTAATCTCTTTCTCTTGGTTATACTGCCATACCGTCGTATTGTATACCCGGATCATGGCATCCAGTTCTGTATGGCTTCTGTCCGACCAGTACGGAATGCACTGCTCCGCCGGGATCACGATTGTTTTCAACTCTCCTTCCGGATCAAGATATACATGCAACCATCCGATCCCTTTGTTTGACGCCTCATATCCGAGTTGTGTAAGTTGATACTGAAAGTGTTTCCCAAGCACATCTTTGACCTTTTCGACATAAGTGTCGTTTTTATCTGTTCCGTCTGTTTTATATGTAACCGGCTTAGTAAGCAAGTATGCAATTTTCTCATCTACCTGAATTTTATACTTCGCATGGGCAAGTTTATTGTTCGCCCTCCATGTCTCTTCCTCTTTATGCCCGTCTACTTTCCTTGTAATTTTTCGGTTCTTAATATCGTTATCCGCCTGATAGTACCGTTCCCCCTCTTGCATCAACTTATATTTTCCCGAAGCTTTAAATTTCTCTATCATACTTACAACTCTGTTGTCCGTAAGTACGTTGCTCTCTGTTGCCGCTGCCATTCCCGCTTTCACGCCCTTTCTGATTTTGTTCCATAATTCTTTTATTTTCACCTTGTCACCTCGTTCCAAGTGTTCTTAATCCGCCGCCTTTTAAGTCCGAAACCTCGTAATCGTCTAGAGCGTACCATATTGCCGATAATGTATGCGGATCGATATTAAATTCATCTTCGATGATCTCGTCATCTTTATCTACCGCAAAGGTCAAATCCTGAAGCTCATCGATCGTATTCGGACAGGCATCGGAGCATACAATCTTTTTAAATCGCTTTACTTTCTTCGTATACATCGCCCTGCTGCCCTTGAACTTCTTACACGCTTTCATTCGGAAGCCTGACTGTTTGTAATATCTTATTGCCTTTGGTTCAGCGCAATCTGCTTTAATCACAATATCCTTCCAGTCTTTCATATCTTCCGCAATCTCCGGGTCTGTTTTATTCCGACTGTAATATTCTCGGTAAATATATAAAATCTTTTCGTCGTGATCCACAATCATCCGAAGCGCAGCATTGTATGATGTAACAAAACCGAAGTCCATACCATTCTTTTCAAGTGGGGTTCTAATTGCTTTAATTTCCTTTTCAACCTGATTTGCAGGCTCTACAACAAACTGCGGGAACACGAGCGATCCATTTACTCCGAACCGCCCTTGCCTTGCCACACGGTACAAATCCGGGTCATGTGTCTGCAAGTCATCCAACTGCTCCACATACTCTTTAGGCACAAAAAAATTGTCGTCAACAGTACTATGATGGTAGTACGTGTTCCCGACAACTACGGTTCGCTCTTTATATAGTTTCTCATCATCTAAAACAAATACTTTCTTCTTTTTGTCCTGAAAGAAATATTTATAACACCAGTTTCCTTTACTGACCGGGTTTGTTGATAGAATGATATGATTGCTTAGAGTCGGATGTCTCAAACGTCCGAGTATCTCCTTGAATCCTGCGTATTTCACTTCTGAACACTCCTCAATCCATACGATGGATACACCGTTCAAAGATTTTAATTTTGCCGGTTTGTCCATCCCTTTAAAAATAATCCTGCTGCCATTACTAAACTTGACCTGCATCGGCGATGATGTAAACGTCAAATAGCCATCAACACCCATAGCTTCAGCGACTTCCTGTAGGAGGTCATAACAAGAGTCTCTGATTGTATCAAAAACCTCTCGGACAACCAAAGCTTTTCGTTTCTCTTCAAGCAATTTTTTAATCAGTTTTACGGCTACATGATAACTCTTGGAGCTGCCATATCCACCGACTAGAAAATAAAATTTATAGTTCCAGTCATCCACAAAATCATAGAAGTGATCATTTAATGCAAAATCAATATTATCCGCCATCTTGCTTCTCGCTCGCTTTCACAAAAGTGATCTGAATCGGCTTTTCTTGTTCCTTATCGGAATTAAATAATCCAAGATGTTTTCCAAGATCCACTAACGCAGACCTTTTGTCGTACATTTTGATTTCTCTTTCTGTTCCGAACTCATTCGGTTTTATTTTAATCGACTGAATACATGCCAAATCATCTTCGGAGGCATCTTCCCTCACGGTTGCTGTTTTCAGATCCACTGCGTCCGTGATCTTTGCAAATGCAATTTTGGCCAACTCCTGAAGTACGCGATCTTGATTAACCCCTGTCCTTCGTGAACGTTCCGCCATTGCTTTCGCGATTGCTTCCGAAATGTTAGGTTTTGTTAAGTTTTCACATCCGATCTCTTTTGCCGTGGCCGGAGAATACCCCGCCCGAATGGCTGCCTGAGTGGCATTCAGGTCAATCAAATATTCTTCTACAAATCTTTTCTGCTTTTTTGTCATCCGGGCTCACCACCTTTCATCCACTTCCGAAATAATACCCACTTTTTTCTAATAATTTTTTATAATTAACTCCCTGTAACGACGTGGGTTAGTTTTCGTTACAAGATTATCCTGCCGATCTACTTCGATCAGATCATATCCTGCGTACAAGTCCCGGATCTCCTGACAGTCATTGTAAGACAGGATAAACTTACCTTTAATCCGGGAAAGCGTATCCCTCAGTCTCACATGATCTTCCGGCTGAAACTTGTCTGGATAATATTTTTCTGCATCGTAATACGGCGGATCGCAATAAAATAATGCCGACTCCCGGTCATACGTTTTTATAAGACGCTCAAAATCGACATTCTCAATTACTACTCTATTCAATCTCTTCGATGCTTCTTGCAAATAGGCGATTGTTTTCTGCATATTCCTCGGTCGCACACCAAACGAATCAAGGTCAGCACCAAAACTTAGTTTTATTCGACAGTAGAACCTCGCTGCTCTCTGTATGTCTGTCATGCCCTGAATCTCATTTTGGGCAACACAGTTGAAAAACTGTTCCCTGGATATCAGCGTCCAGTCCAGCTCTTTTTGTAATGCATCTGGATGATATTTTACACACCGGAACAGATTCACCAGTTCTCCGTTCACATCGTTGTATACTTCCATGTCCGCATGCTTTTCTTTGTCGAACAGTACCCATCCGGCTCCACCAAATACCTCAATGTATCTGTCAAAATTCTTTGGAAACTGTTCCATGATCTTTCTTTTCAGTAGTTTCTTGCCACCGATCCAGCTTATAAAGCTATTCATTTTATCAACCCTCTTTCTGTAATACATCGTGGGTATTATTTCAAGAGGTGAAGCGGAGCACCCGGAATTGAACCGGGACACAGGGCGCTACCCTGCACATCTGCCGTTGATGATATACTCCATTAAATGGACATAAGAAAAACGTCCCGCAAATGCAGGGCGTCTTTACTTGGTTTACGCAAGAGTAGGGGGAAGAGCCGCAGGCGCTTTGCCTTTTGGCTCTAGTATTATTATACATGTGCGTTTTGTGCTTTGTGTGCGTTTTCGAGATAACTATCTATTTTTCTGCTTATGCGACTTCTGTCTAAATGTACTGCCTTAGCCACATCCTTTTGTCTGCGCCCATCTACGAAGCACATTCTGAATATCCGTCTCGTCAGGCTTTCATCAATATTTTCGATAAAAGTCTCGATTTCCTCGCATTCCTGCTCCAGCTGCTCCTTCCGTCGCTGATCCCGACACTGAAGGCGATCATACTTCTCCTTGTCAAATCCTACCACGCCCTGTGGCATGGGGTATCCCTTGCTGTAATCAAAGATTACGTCATTCCCGATCAACCCCTCATCTCTCCATCGGTTTTTGAGTATGTAATCCAGCTCCAGAATCTCATCCTTTTTACTCCGGTATCCCTGGAGCAATTCCTTCGTTATCTCCACCCGCATCACCCCTTAATCCACATCGTCTCTGTAAATATTCCCACGTTGTCTCCCGCCGGATCTGCTGCCCCTGCGCCCGGATCAGCGCGGCAGCACTTGGTTCATTTGTTTTGTTCAACGTATCATCTCCCGATTTTCACTTCATAAATGACATCTAACTTCCTTGGATATCGTAATTCATCCATAATGTTTCAATCCTAGTAACCCCGCATTCTGCACATGTTCTTTTTTGTACCTTGTTCCATTTATACAAGATTTCGTTGTATAAATCATTGTCATATCCGGATATCATTATTTTACAATCACTCTTCGTGACTACATCCAACAATTTTTCGTGCTCAATATCATCCATTTCATAGTTGTATAAATACCTTTTTCGAGTTTCCATCAAATACGGAGGATCGCAATAAATAAATGTGGAATTCCCCTTCATTTCCGAAATCAATTTTATTGCATCTACGCTTTCTATTTGTGCATTTTTTAATCTTTCGGTCGCTTTTAGAATTGTATTTGGTAATTCATTCCACGCTTTTGCCGGATTTGGTGAAGTCTCACCTATGCCTCTCCGATATCCGTTTTTATATCTATTTCCGCACCCAAATCCCATCCAACACTTAATAGCAAATCTTCTTGCTCTTTCTAATTCATTTGTTTCGCATGATAAGTATTGCGCATTATATTCCTCGCGCGAATATGGGGTGAGTCTAATCTTTTTAATAAGTTCGTCTCCCCGTTCCCGGATAATTCGGAAGTAATTTACAATATCACCATCAATGTCATTTATGATTTCTAGATATGCTGGCTCTTTGTTAAAAAACACAGCTCCGCTCCCGAAGAACGGTTCCACATAATTTCTATGTAGTGGTACGTAGTTGCAAATCCACGGTGCGAGTCGGTTTTTCGCTCCAGGATACTTTAGTACTGCTTTCATCTTTCTTTCCATACGTTTGACTTTCCTCCTTTCACATATTTTTCAGCCTCTCTTTGTCGTAACACTTTCTGTACATTCGTTTCCGTGATCCGTCTTTTCCCGCATCGCTTTCCATTTTTACCTCTCCATTAAAATCAACTTAATTCAACCGATCTAACGGACATTCGCCGCTCTCTCGTTGCATATCACACTCGCCGTAGCTGTCTATTGTGTTTCTGTACTCACAATAGTTTTCGCAAATGTCCTCACAAACCTCTTCAATGATCGTTACTGTGCTTTTTGTTTCATCTTTCATCTCCGCTCTCCTTTCACTCAACTCGTGAATGACTTAAACAAACCTAATCTGCCCACTTCCTTCTTCCTCTGTTCGGAAGTTCGGCAACCGTTCTCCAACCTTCAGATACGGGCAGTTTGCTCCTACCAGTTTCTGTGCCATAATCGGCACAACACTGTTCCCAATCCGTGCCACCTGTTTTGTAATCGGATATGATTTCCACCTGTAATCCCGGTCAATGATGTAATCCTTCGGAAAGCCCTGCATCAGTTTCAGTTCTTCCGGTTTTAGCATCCTGAGGAAGATGTCATTCAGGATATACTTTTCCCCCTCAATATCCAACACTACATTCACCAGTCCGAAATGCCCCGGCGATGTTGTAATGGTGTGTAACGGTTCATCGCATTCCTGTCCGATCCCGCTTTTATAGAACTTTGTAATAAATGCAGTTACAAGTCGGTTATGATCCACAGTTGTTATAGTACTACACGGATTACTCAAGTCGCTCCCACAGCCTGCATAATTCCCGCCATATGCCTTGTCCAAATATGAAACAAACAGTTTTCCCCCATCCTTTACAATATATGGTGCAGGATTTTCAATGATATATTTTCGAATTCCGTTTGCAATTCGCTTCATAGTCGCATCTGCCAGTGGCTTCGGTCTATCAAATATAGACCGTCCCAAATCAGACCAGTCTATGTAATCTCCGCATGCCTTCCAGTGTGGTTCTCTATCCTTGAAATGTGTCGGTGCCGGCCAGACAATCTCCCGACCATCCCGCCGGAATATTGCGTACCAACGTTTCCGTGTTGTAGGCGCTCCATAGTCTGCTGCCACAAGCTCCCGGCAGTCAAATACATATCCGAGAGACTTCATGGCTGTTATGAACTTCTGATAATCCTCTCCGCGGCGCTCCTTGATCGGATGTCCGTCTGCGTCAAGCGGGCCCCACTGTTGAATCTCTTCCACGTTTTCCATCAGGATTATATCCGGTAGGATAGCCTTCGTATGCTTATACACGGCCCACGGAAGGATCCTTAGACCTCTCTCACGGGGTTTCCCCCCTTTCGCCTTGCTATGGCTCGTACAGTCCGGCGATGCCCACATAAGAGCCACATGCCGACCTTTCACATATTTTTTCAGATCCACCCTAAAAATATCTTCTGTCAGATGTAATGTATTCGGATGGTTCGTTTTATGCATCAGAATTGCATCCGGATCGTGATTGATTGCAATATCGACCGATCGCCCCAGCGCCATCTCAATTCCTACGCTTGCCCCACCTCCACCGGCAAAGCAGTCTATTATCAAATCTCTCTTCATCTCTCGCAAGAAGCCCGGTATACCATTGCCCCGGCCGGAGGCTGGCTCCTTTCTTTTTTTACTCAGACAAAAACCACCATGTCTTTTGATTTTTACCGTATCCTGTCTGTGCTGTGTCTACACCGATATCTCTCTTTGCTTTATTGAGATCCGCTCTCTTGATCCCTGTAGCATCTGCCATCCTCAATACCTCCGCGCCATCGATCCGACCACCTGCCAATGTCTCTTTCAAAAAACGAACCGCTTTGTCGTAATCGGTCATCTTTAACACCTGTGCACATTCCTTAACATCTTCCTTTACTTTCTCAAGCTGAAGGGTATTTGCATGTACTTTACTCCAAATTTTCTCGATAAGCTCCCCGTACTCTATAATAGCCTGATGGATTTCTCGCATTTCTTTGTGCAGGTTTTCCAGTATCTTGATTTCTCCCTGTGATCCAGTTGCTTCCTCCTGCTTGATCAGACTCCCCTGTTCCAATCCGAGCAGCAAACACATAAGCCGTTCTACCTCCGCTGGCTGATCCGGATTCTTTTCCATCAAGCCGACGAAGTTCTTGTTCTTCGTCATGTCCCTAGATAAATCTGCTTTTGTCTTGCCCTGTTTTTCCAACTCTAGGCAGAGACGATTATAATCAATCGTTACTTTCTCCATTCTTTTGCTGTATCTCCATTCTCTCTCATGAGACGGTCTATAAGATCCACCGTAGCTGACACAATTTCTGTGGCGAACTGCGTCTTATCTGATCTCTCATATATATCCTGCGCCCGCTCGTGCACTTTAAAGCACTCAACAGGCGTCCCTGTCGCATCGCAGAACTCCCGGATTAGCTTCCAGGACTCTGCGATCGGAAAATAAATCTTCCTAAGCTGCTCATCTGTCATCCGATCAGCTCACTTTCTAGGGCTTCAAAGTCATACTTCCTGCGCTCGAAATTATTATTATCTTTCACTTTCCCTTTTGCTCTGCTGAAACTCTCCCTTTTCTTCTCAGTCCTATAAAAAGACTTCCATCCACTGGCTGTTGCCTTCTTCACGATGGCGATCCGCTCCTCTTCCTTATCGCTCAAACTCAACAGATCATCCCTCAATGCCCGGATCTGCTCATCCGGAACATCTCCGTAATTGCTCTTGCGGACAGCAAGATAAATCTGAAAAGCACGTTCCAGTTCCGGTGAAAATGCTATATTATCTATATTTTTATTTTCTTTTATTTCTAGGGTACTTTCTTCGGAATTATTTTGATTTTCTTCCGAAGAAATTCGATTTTCGTCTGAATTAATTCCATTAAAGGGTGCATTTAATAAAGACTCCCCTTCCTCGGCTTTTCCGAGGAGCCAATACTGATCTGTATAGAGCCGTCTTTTCATGCGCTTTACTGCTATCTCGTAATAGCGACGCTGAATTCCAACAGAGGTGATGATGTTTTTCGTCATGAGGTCATCATCAAGGAGACCTATCTCAGAGCAAAAGTGCACCACTTGCACGACAGCCTTTTGGCTCTTCACCCACTTGTTCCCGATCATCTTTATGATCATTTTCGATAGCTTATCCAAGGGGATCTCTGCGTAGTATCCGTGCTTGTATACGATACAGAGTATACAGTCATACACGGTCACACCCAGTGGACCATACCGATCCAGTAAATCAAAGATTTTATCATCTTCATAAAAATCTATCATCTTCGGAAAGTAAGTCAGACCTTTTTTATTGGGAGCACCACGTCCCATCAAGATCACCTACCTTCCGTTTGTATATTCCTCAACCGTAATATCAAGCCCTTCCACCGCGGAATAGGCTTTCTTCGCGATCGTGAATACGATCTGCGTATCATCGTGATATGCTGCTCCGTTCAGTGCATCTGCAACAACCTTTACAATATTATCAATATCCGGCTTCTTCAATGGTAGAATATCCCCGGAGAGCATCTGCTGCTGGCGTTTTTTCGATGCACTCTTCGGCGGCTCAAACCTTGCTATGATCCGAAGTGTAACCGGTGTTTCCTTTTCAAATCGGATTCCACCGGATGCCTGCATATACATTGTCTTGATCAAATTCTCATACAGCAGATCATTCTCTGGCGTATACGAAACACAATGCTTCAGATGAGCATTGTAAACAGTACGTGCCCTAGCTTTTCCTTGAGGTTTTCCGGGGACCTGAAATGTGACTGACTGCACGCTTCTTCTCCTTTCCTCGGTGCCAGTAACAAAGACCGACACCGATGAGACCACAGTTTACAAGTTACATGTGACATCTATCATAATTCTTAGGAGATAGCGCTATTACGCGATGATCGTCAAATTTTCTTTGCACGCGCTCGGAAGTGCATGCTCAAAATAATCCTTTATCTTAAGCATCGCTGCATGTTTCCACAATCCGTTATCCGCTTCCACAAGCTTAAACATAGGAGCTCCGTTCCCATCATCCTTAACGCGGAATACATAAAGACTGGATGGTTGATCAATTTCGGCGAATGTCCTGTACGGAATTAGACTCACTGGATTCGGCACCTGTACATCGACACGCTGTACGCCAGTCCTGATCGTTGTTTTCTGTGAAATTCCATCATCTGAATAATCTGCTGTTGTTCCCGCCTGAATATTCCCTGCAACCTGCATAATCAATTTCAGGTCATCGTTCTCCACAAAGTTCGCCTGCAGTTCAATTAAAAAGCGTTCCTGATCATAGTAATTATCAAATCTAAACTCGTTTATGATGGCATCACATACAAAGAGAGTTTCCCTGCGGCGCTCCGCAAGAAGACCGGAGTATAATGTCACTTCCTTCTGGTTCCTGATATGTAAGATCATCTTCTCCCGGAGCTCTTCCTTCTTTCCGGTAATGTAGTCCACCATTGCAGAAAGGGTGTTCACATAGATCGGATCTGCCAGATCTTCCCTGCCGTATCTTTTAAGATCCTTATTGCAGTAGGTCTTCCCCGCAATCTCTGTCACGATCGGCTGCATACTCTCTTCTTTCAGTCCATTCACATACTGTAACGCTTCTTTTAATCCTTCAAACATCTTTCTTATCCTCCTTATGCTTCTCTTGCTTTTCTCAGATCTACTACATTACCGCCGGGTGCCTGTCCGACGATTTCTCCGGTGTCCGTATCAACAACTTTCCCGTCGATCTCCTGAACCGGTACGGCGGGCTGCTGTGCCGTCATATCCTCCATAGACATCTGCCCCGGAATCTGGTTCCCAATCTCACCCACCTCAATCTCTCCGCTCTTCAGATCCTTCCGGATGCCGAGAGCAGTCACAGCTCCAAGCGTCGGTGCCAGCGCAGACTTCGTTGTGATGCTGGTCGTAATAAAATCCCTCTGTTCGTTCGGCTTCATGGTGATTGTCACGGTAATCTTCCGAGCTGTCTTCGCCTCTGTATTCGGATCCGCGATGTTTCTCGCCACCGCCTCCATCTCCCGATTGATCTGCTGGGTCAATTCTCCGTTTGAGAACTGTTCAATGTTAATGTGTTTCATAGTGTTTGTCTCCTTTCTTTATGAATTCATATATCTGTCAATTCCATGTGCCAGATCCGTTTTAGAGCCTTCTTTCCATACATCCCAGAAATTAATTGTGCGGGATTGAGGTCTTTCTTTTGCGAGCTCTACCTTGATCTTCAGCGGAATCGGTACCGCATCCCCGATGACCAGCACCTCTCCCGGACTGAATGTAGTCGTGGAATCGATGATATCCTCATTTCCGTCTGGCAGCATGCCTTTGACCATAGATTTATCTGTCTCATTGTTCAGCTTTGAAACAATGAAGTTTGCACACTGCGCCATGATGGTTTTGTTCAGTTCTGAGGGACGCTGGCTTGCTACAAAAAGCGTCATGCCAAACTTTCGCCCCTCTTTTGCGATGTTCTCGAAGATCTCAACCATACGCCGTTCGGAAGCAGAGAGTTGAAAGTTATTCGGTATATAAACATGGGCTTCATCGCACACCAATGTCACCGGTGTAATTTCTCCACCTCTAAACGTCTGCTGCACTCCGTAAATCAGTTTTGTTACCGCCCCGATCACCGCGATGGCAACATCATGTGGCATATTGGAGAGGTCAATATTTTTGACCGGCTTATCATTGCCAAGGATCTGAACCAGCAGTTCTGCCAGATAACTCTGATCAGCATCCCGAAAGAGAAACGCCAGTCTTGCATCATTTTCTTTTGATTCCAATGTACTGATAATGCTATGAAGACGTCCGTTGTATTCGCCTTTTACTTTCTTAGGCAGTCCTGCATTGGCTCCAGTCTTGTAAAACTCTCCTGTCTCCACCTGCTCCTCATTCAGCCCTTTGAGATAGTCAATCAGTTTTTTATAGCTGAAATAAACCGGCTTCCCTTCATTTCCATCGGGACAGATCTGTTTATAACATTTCCGGAGCGCTGCCATGGCAACCGTGGCTGACTCCTCTTTGATCTTCAAAATATTTGAGACCATATCCGAAAATCCGAACATCCAGATTGGAAACGGCATTGCTGAACTAAATGAAATATTCCGGGCATATGACAGCTCCCCGTATTCCCCATGAATGTCAAACATTATAATATTCGCCCCCGGTAGCTTGCTTGTCTCCTCTAGAATCTTGGTCACTGTCTCCGATTTTCCAGAACCGGTATTTCCAACAATGCAGGAATGCCTCTGAAAGAAACGGTTGCCATCTACCCATGCCGGGCAATGATAAACGGCATATTTTCCGATACAGAACCCGCTGTCCGGTCGGCTGATCATCTTTGAAAACTCTTCTCCATCAATCTCACGGGCGGTGATATCTGTTGTAGGATACTGATCCAAAGCCTTACTGAATCTTCCATTATGGACACTCCCAATAATCGAGCACTCCACCACTTTGATGCTTGCCCCTCCCAGTATGAAATCATCATCCGAAATACCTGCTTCTGCATCGTTATCTGTCACTGCCGTCACCATCGTAACCAGCTCTGCTGTCCCATCTGTAATAGAGATTAGGTCATTGATCCTGACATTGCTGAATTCCTGCTGATCCGTCCGGATCTGTACTTTGTCGCTCAAAATTTTAATTAACTTCAACTCTATAATCCCTCCAATAGCTCACTATAATTCCTGATACGAGCTTCCTTAACGCTCTTGCAATAATCACATTTCCCGCAGTATACCGGCTCCTCCTGGCCATATTTCACACGTGCATAATGTTCAATGTTTTGCTCAATCTCACGCAGTGCAATATCAAGCACCGGCTGCGTAATCTGGAAGATATCCAGATCAATCGTCCGCTCTTTCGTAGCTACGGCCAAATAGAACGGCAACTGTTCTCCGGTAACGAGCTCCACACCTTTCTGATAGACAGCTCCCTGCAGGTCATACCGCCACAGAGGAAGGGTCCGGAATTTCTGCACTACTTTCAGATCAGTAATGCAGATTCCGGGAAGATAGCTGTCCATCTTCATCTTCCACGGATACCCAAACAGTTCGAAGGTCATAATCCTTTGCTTTTCTCCCGACATAAACCGCAGGAATGTATCGTCCTGATTTATTCGTGCAATGATTTCATTCGCTTTCTTAAATTCACTGCGTAACTCCTGCTTCTGTGTAAACACGGCTGGATGCTCGTTTATAAACAAGTCTAATGTTCCTTCAAAATAGGAATCTACAAAAGATCCCGTCAGCATGGCACGTGTCATCGCTGGCTTATATTCACCACGAAGCTTCGCCATAGCCATAGCCTCGCATTTCATAAAATCTTTGTATTGCGATACAGAGAAATACTGCTGATCCGTTTCGGGGGAATAGTAATTACTCTGTGTCAGCCTCAGCTTTCTTTGTATTCTCATCATTCTTCACCCCTCGTTTTGCCGTGGAACTTTTTCCGTCCTTCTGCTGATTTGCAAACGGATCTTTTACCTCTCTTTCAGTCTCATTGCCTACAAGTGTCGATAGTTCAAAGACATCCTCACGTTTTGCCATGCCATCTCGCAGGGATGTATAGACTTTCTTTAACCGGACAAGATCTCGCATACTGAACGCTTCTGATTTACAGCCAATGTACTTTTCGATTGCATCCAATGGTACTCCAAACTCATTTTGAAAAATTGCTGCCATATCTCGTACTAGATCAATCAACGGTTTTTTCTCTCCATTTATAAGCGTGTCCTCGCACTGTTTAACTGCTGCTTCAACAACATCACCGGGAATAATCCCCAAAATACATGAACGCAGCCGGCGTGCTCCCTGATTTGCAACCATTTCGTAAACATCTCTCGGATCCGTCAGCGGGACATTTCCCTTCTTTGTTCCGCGAACATGCGGAACACTAAATATTTTGACCTGACGGGTATTTGTCTCCAAATCCCACGCATAGGCCATAACCTGTGACTCCCCATTTTTCTGCTCCAATTCCGTAATTCCAAAATCAATATTTCCCCAGTTCTGCGCCATTGCTTCGGCAAGACGGATAGAGGGCCCGGAAACTTTTGTTCCCCCACGTGGATATTCATACATTGCGCTCTCTGCAAGAGATTTCCTTTTACAAGACTGCATAATCCGGTTAAAGCTTTCTACTTCATCTCTTGGAAAACGCTTTGCGATCACCATAGCGCCCTGCACTTCCTGAGCCTGCCGGCTGATCATCATTTCTGTCTGTGTATTTCGACTTACCATTTCTCCACTCTGTTGTGTTGCTACCTCATACATTGTCCATTTCTCCTTTTCTTCAAATGATTACATATGTCAAATCTGTTCCTTCTATATGTTCTTGCGCTAGCTGTACTGCCATCTCGTACCCTTCTGAAGTACAACCCATCCAGCCGTCCGAACATCGGATGATATAGATTGTTTCCAGATCAATCATCCCCCTTTATCCAGTTGCCGGAATAAAACCACTCTACCAGCTCAAGCGCCGCAAGATGGAAGTTCTCGGCTTCCCGGAAGATCTGCATTGCAACATCCTGCTCTTCCTCTGTTCCGGAATAGATACGATCGCATGCATATGAAAATGCATCTTCTTCGAGAACTCGTTTTTTGGATTCCGGTCCGATACCTATGTACATCTTTACCTCCTTGTGTTAATATAAAATAAATTAATTACCAGTGCGCCCTGAGGTTGCCGCCTCATTTGTGGGCGCTCTTTTTATTTCACAGCTTCTGTACACGACTCTATCATCGCACACAAAAGGACTGTGAAGCTTGATCACTCCGTTAGCTGCCGTCAGCGTATGACCACCGACCGACAACTGCTCTTTATTTCCGTAATACTCATACTTCCCAAAATCCGCAATATCCTGCGGCGGAATCCCTGTCTCTTCTGACAACATTCTTTTTAGTTTCGTCTTTCCGAGCTTCATTTCCATTCGCCTCCTTTCAAATCGGTCCTGCCTGCAAGATGTAAATGATCATAGCCATCACCGCGTTTAACATCATGCTGGCAACCGTTACTGCGATCAGACCTCTTGCAGCGCTGTCTCTTTCTTTTCTTTTGTGCTGAATTTTCTCCTGCTTGTGATCCTCTTCCGGAAAATTTCTCCGCTCGATCGGGATCAGCTCCAGCTCCGGCACTGTCGGTAATTTAATCTCTTCCATGCTTGTCCTTCCTTTCTACCGCTTACGCGGTTTTCTCTATTATGTAGTTTCTGTCAAAAAGAACCCTTTGGTTAACACTTTCTGCAAATGCCTCTTTATCTTCCAGTTCCTTAACCTCTACTTCTTTTCCGTCAATTACTACAATGCTTTTTATGATCATTTACACCACCTCTCTAAAGCTTATGAAACACTGTTTGTACTTGTTGCGTTGTCCAATGAAATCCCCTATACTGTAAATACAGGACACTGGCATGTCCGAGTACTACGAAAGGAGTTCCATCATGATGCAAAATTACTATTTTTATATCTATCCAGATATTAACGGCAAGTATGAAGTACATACAGAAAACTGCTATTATCTTCCATCCGAACTTAACAGACAGTATATTGGAAGATACAGTTCTTGTCAGGCAGCTATAATTGCTGCGCAGATTGCTTATCCCGATAAAAAGTTTGACGGATGTTATCATTGTTGCCGTGAATGCCACAAGGGATAATAATGGGGCTGGCTTTTCGTCAGCCTTTCATTGTGGCGTTCTTTCTAAACACCTCACGTACAATCTCGCACGCCTCGTCCAGATTCTCCAATGTCATATTGTTCTGAATCATACACCGCGAAATCTCATTGCTTAATATCGCGCTCTGGTCTTCTCGGAATTCTCTATCAAGCATCTCCATAGCCAACTTAATCACTCTCCTTTCTCTTCTGTCCGTTTTATTGACAGCTGATCTGCATGCTACTTGCTATTCTCCTCCACCTCTCCTATACTGTTAATACAGGTACTGCCATGCCGAGTATTATGAAAAGGAGAGATACTATATGTATGATGTTTATTTTTCATATTTCGATGGAAATGATCACTTGTGCACGAATGTAGATAAAATCGAAATTCCTACTTCATCCGGAATAAGAACATATTCGGGCGATGAAATTGCATCTCAGCATTTTAGGATTCACTCAGAGATTTACCTGTATAGTTCTAGTACAAGTTACACAATTTCTACAACTGGGTTAAAAGCCATCGAAATCAGAAAGAAATAATCTTTCTATATTAGAACCTCTATACTAATTTCTGTATGGGGGTTCTCTTTCTTTAATTCTTCTGCTTTCTTCAAAACATCACTAACATCGTCCATCCTTGTTATGTGAAAAATTATTTTTATTCTCATTATTACCTTCACCTCCTCTTCTGCTTCAAAGTCATGTTTATCGAACACCTTTCCTGTTACACTACTCTAGGAAGAACTCAATAGATACCCCGAAGTAGTCGGCGAGAATTTTGAGTTTGTCAGTTTTTACGTTACTCCGTCCGCGTTTCCAATCAGATAAAACTGATTGAGATATTCCTGTATCTTTTGATACCTGATACGCTGTCTTGTTGGTTTTATCCAATAATTCAGCAAATTTTTCGTACACTTTTGCACCGCCTTTCCGTATATAAACAGTTGTAATTACTACGGAAATGTGATAGTATTTACTTGTCAGATAAATTCAACATTTCCGTAGTATGCATTTGGATTATCGGTTTTCCTTTGCATACTCATACTATACTATGTATTTTCGATAATGTCAATTAAATACTATCGGTTTTTCATAGTATCACCCATGTTTGTGAAAGGTGGACAAAAAATGTATGAGATTTTTGAGCAATTACTACAAAAGTATGGTGTTAGTGCATACAAAGTAGCAAAGGCGACAGGAGTGACACAGTCCACTCTAAGCGACTGGAAACGCGGAAGGAGTACGCCCAAATCAGAAAATATGAAAAAACTTGCAGATTACTTCGGCGTTTCGATTGACTATCTTATGACAGGAAAGGAGGAAACTGAAAAAGAGCCAAAGCTTAAACCTAAAGACGAAAAAGACATAAAAGAGATTCTTGCCAACACTGAGCAACTTCTTAAGCAGGATGGGCTCATGTTTGACGGTGATCCGGCATCACCAGAGGCGATTGAGTCTATTCTGTCAGCTATGCAAATCGGCATGGAAATGGCGAAGAAAAAGAACAAGGAGAAATACACTCCGAAAAAGTATAAAAAGGATTGATGTTATGAATATTAAACGGCTGGTGGATTCTCTGGTCAGAAAGTACAAATCACGGAATCCCTTTGAGATAATCGAGCATCTCAATGTAATAGTTGTCTTTTATCCCTTACACGGGGTAAAAGGATTTTATCAGTACTTTCAGCGTAACAATATCATCTATATTGATGAAACATTATCCGATCAAGAGAAACTGTTTGTCTGTGGACATGAGTTGGGTCACATGCTCCTACATAAGAAATCGAATGCGATTTTCATGGACTCCCGGACTCAACTCAATACTACTAAGTACGAAATAGAGGCAGATCGATTTGCGATGAATCTATTGCTTTCCGATGCAGATATAGAGGAGCATTTAGATTTTTCTACAACACAGTTCTCACGGCTATTCGGGTACAATAAGAAGCTAATAGAATTACGGCTGAAAGATTTTAATTAATGTGGTGTTTTCTCGGAACAAATACAAGAGAAGAAAGGGAAACTTATGGGATTCACAGATATATTTAAAGGAAAACAGTATAAATCTGAGTTGGAGACGCTGCAACAAAAATATGAAGATTTACAATCATTATTAACCCCGGAAATGCAAAATGCTTTTGCTTTACAAAACAAAATCAGAGATTTAGACTCTATTATCCAGCAACGCAACCAGACAATTTCAGATTGTGATAACACTATAATCTCCAAAAATGCACAACTTGAAGACATTGAAAGACATATCTCTGACAGGAAAACAGAACTTGTTTCCGTGGATGAAGAGATATTGGTTCAGGAATTCGGACTATATAAACCGCATTATGATTTCGCAAATGCACTGGAGTATAAAGAAAAGCTATCCGAAATAAGGGCAAAGCAAAAAGCGATGATAAAGAATAAAACTGCTGTATCTGGCTTTACTTCATGGCAGGTTAATGGTAGTGCTTCGAAAGGAAAGAAAATGGTTTCCGACACACAAAAATTATTATTACGAGCGTTTAACAATGAATGTGATGAAGTTGTCGGGAAAGTAAAATATACTAACTTTGATGCTTCTTTAAACCGGATAAATAAATCTGCGGAAACCATTTCCAAACTTGGTACAATAATGGGAATATCCATAAATCGCCCGTATCTGAATTTGAAGATTGAAGAGCTGAAACTAGCGTTTGAGTACCAGCAAAAGAAACAGGAAGAAAAGGAAGCTCAGAAAGCCGCTCGCGCCGAAATGCGGGAAGCTGCAAAACTTCAAAAAGAAATCGAAGCTCAACGAAAGAAAATAGAGAAAGAACAGACACACTATCAAACGGCCTATGAAAAATTGTTAAAACAATTAGAATCCTCACCTGACGACGCTGATTTAATTCAGAAGAAATCCGAACTCGAAACTCAGCTTCAGGATATAGATAAAGCTATGAAAGATATTGATTACAGAGAAGCAAACCAGCGCGCTGGATATGTATATATAATTTCAAACATCGGCGCTTTTGGCGAGAATGTATACAAAATAGGTATGACGCGCCGTCTTGATCCACAAGACCGAGTTGATGAACTTGGTGACGCATCCGTGCCATTCAACTTTGATGTACATGCTATGATATTCTCTGATGATGCGCCAGCTCTCGAAGCTGCGTTACATAAAGCGTTTGAGGATAGAAAGCTTAACATGGTTAATACAAGACGAGAGTTCTTCAATGTTACATTAGACGAAATAAAAGAGGTTGTTAAAAAGAATTTTGACAAAACAGTAGAGTTCATCGATGTGGCTGATGCCGAGCAATATCGCATCAGCCAAAAAATGAAACATCAAAGTAAATAAAAAACCGCCCCGGTGCGCCAACACCAGGACGGAAATAACTAACGTCTCCTGCCCCACAGTGGCAGGGGAACAACTAAATAATGTATTTACCCAGACAGCCGAGGGGCGTGCTGGTTCCCGATCCAGTCTTGTGGAAAGGGGAAATACTTATGAGTACATATGAAGAAATGCAGATTTTACTTACATTTGCTCTGCTTGTAGTTGCAATTCTGAATTTGAAGCATAAGTAAGCCGCCCTGTATCTTGGTCGGATAGGACGGCTTACTTTGTAAACAGTTATATTCGCCGGATCGGGTAGCTTGCACCTACCTATCGGCTGTCTTGTTAAGTACATTATAGCAAATGTACCTAAAAAGTCAAGAACCGCTCCTGCGCCAACAGGAACGGCTCAAGTAACATTCCGAAGAATGATACCCCAACTCAAAAATATTGTATCATCTTCGGTCAGCTATCGCAATCAGAACATTTGTTTCTTGATAGCTGTTATTTTTATACTCATTTTCCTGCTCTGTCAGGAATAGAATGAATCAACCGAGGTGATGTCATGAAAACTAAATATTGTTATGGTTATGTTAGGGTATCCACATCCGGCCAAGAAGAACTCTCTCCTGATTCGCAGGCAAAACTGTTGAAAGACTTTGCTAAAAAGAACGATATGATTGTCCTGCAAATCTTTTATGAGCTCGGTATTTCCGGTCGGAAAGCTGACAAGCGTCCGGAGTTTCAAAAGATGATCGCTCTTGCCAAATCAGACAAACATCCTGTAGATTGTATCATCGTGTGGAAATTCAGTCGATTTGCAAGAAATCAGGAAGAGTCTATTGTTTATAAATCTCTTTTAAAGAAGAAGCACAACGTAGAAGTCTTGAGCGTTTCCGAGCCGCTTGTAGACGGTCCGTTCGGCTCTTTGATCGAGCGCATCATTGAATGGATGGACGAGTACTATTCTGTCCGTCTTTCCGGCGAAGTGACACGAGGTATGACAGAAAAGGCAAAACGCGGCGGCTATCAGGCGCGTCCTCCGCTTGGATATAAAATCCAAGAGCGCGGAAAACCTCCTGTTATTGTGCCGGAAGAAGCTGAAATAATTAAAATCATATTTGATAAATATGTAAATGAACATACCGGAATATTCGACATAGCACGCTATCTAAATTTGTGTGGGTTTAAAACATCTCACAACAAACCGTTTGAACGCAGATCTATTGAATACATCTTACAGAACCCAACTTACTGCGGTATGATCCGATGGAACCGTACCGTAAGCGAAACAAACGAAATCCGACCGGAATCAGAATGGATTGTCTCTGATGGTCAGCAACCTGCTATTATATCTAAAGAATTATTTGACAAAGCGCAGATCCGTTACAAAAGCGAATACAAACCATCCGGCACCAGACCTTCCTCTACATACAAACATTGGCTTTCAGGTCTTATGAAGTGCCCTGTATGCGGAAGAACCATGATTGCCAAAACAGTAAATAACCAAAAATCATACTGCTATTTTACATGCTATGGGTACTCAAAAGGAAAATGCCTTGCCAAGACATCTGTAAGCTCCTTGAAGCTGGAACCGGCGGTACTTGCATCCATAAAAGAAGTTCTGGACACTGGCAACATCATCTACAGGCACGTTGAACCGGTGCAGGAAACTTCTGTGGATCTAAACGTCATTATTACGGAGCAGTTAAGAAAGAATGCGGAAAAATTTGACCGCATCAGAGAAGCGTACCGTAATGGAGTAGATACACTTGACGAATATAAAGAAAATAAGCGCATGGTTCAGGAAGAAAAAGAGATGCTGGAAAAGCAGCTTGCAGACATAAAACCAGCAGAACCTACTATTGATACTTCTAAAATCGCTATGTTGGAAAAAGTAAGAAATGTATATGAAATCATAGAATCTGACTCTGTGGACCCCGTAACCAAAAATGAAATCCTAAAGAGCGTGATAGAAAAGATTATATATGATCGCTCAAAAGATGAGCTGAAAGTTTATTACTACTATGCGCCGGAATCTCAGTAAAATCAAGGGATTTCGCAGTTTTGTAGGTTATAACAAAAAGGTCAACCTTTTCGTAACAACATACAAATCATTTTATATCCCTATAAGGTATCCTTAACGTAAAAACCTGCAACTGTTACTTCTTTATATAATGTATGAAGATGATACAATATTTCTCCCCGGAGCTAATACTCCGGGGAAATGTTTTTTAGTACAGCTGAAATTTATCAAACGCAATGCCAAAACATCCGGCATGTCCGTCCTGTCCATTTCCAGTCTCATTGTCGAACTGCCACGGATAGTAACCGCCGCCGATCGGAGCGACTCTGTACTGCGCTTTTTGATAACCATATTTTGCAACAATATCCGCCGGAGTGTCATAATATACCTCTACGGCATCGATCACAGCTCCCGGATATCCAGCATAGCCGTTATTTGCGTCAGACCAGTTACATCCGGTTACGTAAGGTAACCATCCCTTGCCCTTTACATGCACGCGGTATTTTACAGTACCTTTATTAACCTTTATCGCGATACCGGCGATTGTACGACCCGGAAGTCCTGCAAAATCAGACAGGTTATTCACAAAGGGCAGGATTGTTCCGTCGGTCAACATAACGCCATAAGTAAACACAATGCCGGGATCACCGGATGCTGCACTGCTTCCGCCTCCACTGACAACCGGAGCATCCGGCAACTTGTCCATTCCCATATACTCACGGATTTTATTAATAAAATATGTTTTACAGCCAGATGTGCCCCCATGAATCTCTACAGATCTGTGCGGACACGCTGTTGCATACACCTCCTTGTGCAGCCGGATTGTATTCGTGTTTGGAACGATACCGTACTGCTTACACTTCTGCGCTGCCAGCTTCAACGCATTCTCTTCATTTTTCTTAAAGATTTCCAAATCCCCCATACTCTGACAGACCTCGATCGAATAATAGTTCCGGTTTCCGTCTGTCTGCCCGCAGTGCCATGCTGCGTAGGCATCATCTTCCGCATACAAGATCCCGTCACTAGCTACATAAGCGTGAGCAAATCCGTTTTCTAACGGATGCGTTTGCAGCCATTTTCTGTAAAACGCTGCATTTGCATTTTGTGATCCTGCATCGTTGTGAATAAAAATTCCTCTCGGATTTCCACCTCTAAGTCCTGCT